TGCGATGCGGGTGCGAAAAATTCAGAATCGTCAAGGTTCATCGGAATTGCGCAATCAGCGACAAATCCGGCAAGAAAGTAAAGTCTGCATACAATGACTTAAGGCTTATTTTGTGCGTGGATTGCGGTATGCAGTACTCGGCAGACACAAGGCTGTTGTTCGGCTACATTTATAATCCGAAAACCTGCAGGCTCGAACGCGTTGAACTCGAGGCGATCAAACGAAAGGCAGAGCAAGATGGACTCTTTTAAAAAAGCTGCGTTGGAACTTGTTCGAAGGCTGTTCGACGAAGGCAGACCCGAAGACATCAAGAAAAAATTGAAAGCGTTGATGAAAAAGCACGGCATCGGCAAAAAGCAAACCGAAAGCGTCAATCGTATTTTGCGCTCGGCGCAAAAAACGCTTCAAGACGAATTTATCGAACGCTTTACGAAAGATTTCACGGCAAAGGAAATTGACAAAGTTGCAGAAAACTTCGAAAAAGGCGTTTTAAGCGCCGTTCGCCGTGGCATCGGCTCTGCTAATCAAACGCTCGCCGAAAAGCTCGTCAGAAGGCTCGGAAACACGGCGGAACGGCATTTGGGAACGGTTGTGCAGACTGCACAGGACGGCATTGCTCAAGCGCAAAAATTCAGCGATGCCGCCGATGCCGGAATCGAGCATTTTCGATATACGGGACCCAGCTCGAACAGCCGTCCGTTTTGCGCACGGCGGGTCGGCAAGCTCTATTCGCGCTCGGAAATTGAAGCTATGAACAACGGGCAGGGACTGCCGGCAATATATTTCGGTGGCGGGTATAATTGCCGCCACCGTTGGACTCCGGTTGCGCCCGGAACGGTTAAAATCGACGATGGCGCTTCGCCGGACGAAAACGAAACACAGGCGCTCGAAATTCTATCGATACACGGCAACAGCGTTCAGTTTTTAAAGCCAGTCGAAACCCGAAAAAGCTGCGACGCATTGGTGGGCGGCGTTCGTTCGGAAATCAAGACTATCACAAACAAAACCAAAGACGGCAACGAAACCGGACGGGTGCGCGAGGTTTTGCGCAAGGCGTCAAGGCAAAATGCCGAGCGAGCGATTTTGAATATTCAAAAAAAGGTCGATTCGCAGGCGATTGAAGATGGAATTGCGCGCTATTTCAATTATCATGATTCGAATATCGACGAAATTTGGTATATTCAAGACAGGCAAATCATTAAAAAAGATAGGAAATAATTATGGCTTACTCAAAACTTAATGACGTCGAGCAAAGGCTCGAAAAGGGGCTTCGGAACAAAATGCCGCTCGAATCGAAATATATGTTCGTCGGCGAACTGAGCGCGCTTTCGGATTTGAGCCAGATTAAAATATCCGATTACGAAAGGTTAATCAAGAGGCTTGGCTTTACGAAAAAAGAACTGGCGCCCTTTACTACTTATTTGATGTTCGGTGAAATTGAACCGGACGAAGATTGAACATTATGCCGAAGTCGGCAAAATGATAGGAAAACAAATTAAGGAATCAACATGAGAAGAAATTATGATATTATCAGGCATATACTCCTTTGCCTTGAAATGCAAAACGACAAAACAACAATCGCTGAATGCATCGAAAGGTTGAACCGGAATTCGGATTTAGATGAAGAAATACGGGACTGGCGCGGCTCGCTAAATGCCCATATGTTATTATTGCACGATGCGGGCTTGATAGCAGCCGAAAGATTTGAAACACAAGCCGGCGAGAAGGTTATATTATTTGAACGCATTACGCTGGACGGCTATGATTTTCTTGACCTTGTGCGCGACAATGCGGTTTGGAAAGAAGTCAAAGAAAGACTTAAAGCCGCTGGTGGCTCGGCTTCGCTGCCGATTATCAAGGCGGTCGCCGAAAGCGTGATTAAATCAATGCTGCAACTCGCTTAAATATCAAACATTTTGACAATTGACTGGTATTGCTAAATTTACTAATTTGCATACATTGCTTTTCGGCGCATTTTGCGCTTATTTATTCACTTTATTTTTTATCAATATCACGGAGACTTTAAAAATGAAGAATTACAAATTAATCCTTAAGGACGGCAGGGAAATTACCGTCAAAGCCGTAAAATATCAAATCAATACCAAAGAATCGGTCGGACGCGTTATTCATTTCTACGGCGAAACAAGCGACAAGGCACAACCCGAAACATTCGTAAGGCTCGATGACGTAACTGCCGTTATCGCCGAAGATTGCCAGTAAATTTACTAATTTGCATACATCGCTTTTCGGCGCATTTTGCGCCTGTTTATTCACTTTTTTGGAGGTTTTTATGAAAAATTCAATAGTTGTATTATTCCTGTTCTTTGCATTCGCCGCATCAGCAATGGCTGTTAAGTTCGACATGAAGCAGTATTTCGGTTTCGAAATCGGAATGAGCAAATCGAAAGTAGAGAAGATATTGAAAGAGAAAGGCTATACTTACAAAATTATAAACAATAATGCTGGCGGTAAAATTCTTGTGATTGACAGCTCTTTTGTTGTCGAAGGCGAAAAAAGCTTCGAGGTGCGTTTGTTGTGGAACAAGAAAAATAACATTGAATCAATAATAATTGATTTTGATATCTTCGAATGGGGAAGGCTCTATTCATGGCTTGAAAAATTAAAGAACGAGATTGCAAACAGCAAACATGGTTTCGATGGCGATGAGCTTGGATGGATAGTGAGACTTGAGTTTGATAATTGTAGAATTTATATCGTCGAAGACAATTACAGTATTACGATAACAATGAAAAAATAATTTGGAAATAAATGCAAAAATTGATAAGTTGCCGCTGTTAAATCTTGATGACGGCAACAATCGCTCCGTTAAGCGATTTTTGCGTTTAAAACCCAAAACAATTAGCCTAATTACACTGTGGAGATGCGGCGACGCCTCCGGGTCTGTCATCAAGAACCTAACGACAATGTAATTAGGCATTTTTATTGGAGGTTTTATGAACAACACAACGGAAATAGTTCTCAGAAAAGAGGACTTTATCGAAAACGAAGGCATGCTATGGATGCCAATTAGAGAGCTTGCAAGATGGATTGGGTATAAAAACCCAAGAAGATTAGGCGCTTTGTTAAAAAACACGGCGACGAGATGAAAAAATACGTAATGGTATCTGAATCAGATACCATTCAAGGCAAAAGAATGACCACTTTTATTAACGAGCTTGGCTGCTATACAATTGCGATGTTTGCAAACATGCCAAAAGCTGTGGTCTTTAGAGACCAGCTCGCAAACCTTCTTATGGGAATTCGTAAGGGCGAAGTCGGTATCATATCAAAAGACGATTTAACACTACTCAAGCTAAATGACCTTGCCTGGCGCGCAAAGTATTTCGAGACAAAAAAGGAATTATTCGTCCGAACAAAAAAGGACATGAACTTTACGAAAGCCCGCGCAATCGAAGAAATGGAAAAGGACGGCATTTCCCGCGAGAAAATCGAACATTACCTGCAAGTCGATTGGAAGCACATAAACTTTTATCTTTCTCTTGCCGAAAGACACGCGGCGGCTCTTAAAAAGTACAAAGAATTCACCGGTACCGAAGAAATATACACTTATTCGCTCGAGCGCGGCCAAATACCGTGGAAATTGCGTTTGATGTTCGAATCCGGACGCAAACAGGAAGAATTCCATATGAATCGTTATTATGACGAAATGGAGGCTAAGGCTGAGCTTAGGAAAAAACAAAATACAGGAGACGGTGTATTGACAGCGCCCGAGTTCGAGAAATCCATCTTATCACAGTCATTGGAGCAGCTCGATGGCAAGAACTAAGGACGCAACCGAATGGCAGGCTCTTTATCGCGCCGCCCGCTCGGAAATCGAAACGCTCAAAGAAGAGCGCGACCGGCTACGAATCGAATTGGAAACCGCTTCGAGCGTCGAAGACGCGCTTTGCCAAACGCTGCTCAGGCAAAAAGCCGAACTTGGCGAATACAGGGCATGGATTGAGAGCTTTTCGGAAAAAGGGCTGAAAGCGGGGAATTAACCTCCGTTTTCCCCCTTTAGCAAAGGGGACAGGGGGATTTATAATAGAAGGGCGCATCCGGTTTGGCTGCGCCTTTTTATTATCCTTTCAAATCTTTAATAACTTTTTGAATTAAATCGCTCATTAGTTGCGTATCGTCGGCGGCAAGGCTTGCGGCATATTCGGCAAGCCGCTTTTGATTGCTCGTCGTCAGTCCGAAAAACTTCCACAGTTTCCGCGATTCACCCGCGCCCGATACGTTCAGCCAAAACGCTTTTTGCGCCTGCTTTGCCGAGGTAAAGTAAAGCACAGCCTTTGTGTCGCTTTGGGCGCGGCAGCTCATTGATTTCAGAAGCGAACCCGACCAAACAAGGAAATCGCCGTCGGGCGAGCGTTTGTTGATTCGCCGCCAATCCTTATAGCCGCCTGTTACGATTTGCCACAGTTTACCGCTTCGGCGGCTTACGAATTTGCGCAGCCTGCCTGACTTTTCGAGCGCTTTCGGCAGCTTTTTGCCGCCTGCGGGCATGGCGAACGGTTTTTCGGAGTATCGATATTGATTGTCGTCCATGTCGATGCCGCGCCCGATCTGCTCGCCAATTAGTTCAAGCGCCTTGAAGCCTACTTTTTCGATTAATTTTGGCATAAATTAAATCCCCCTGCCCCCTTTGTCAAAGGGAAAAATTATATACCCTGCGGTTGAAAGATTTTATCGCCTGCGTTTGGCGCGGTGAAGGCGAGTTTTTCGTAAACTTCCGATTCCAAAAGCGGAATACCGGCTGCCAATGCAATTGAAATCACGTTGGCATTGGTTTCGGCGTCTTGACCTTCGTTTGTGATGAACTCGAAGCGCCAAGGACAGCGTCCGGCCGCGGCGCCGTAGTTTTTTTCATAATCGTATTGAAGCAGCCGGTTGATGTGATTTGTTGCAATCGACAAATCGCGCCACATCAAATCGTCGGTAATTGCCTGCTGAACTTCCAAGGCGGCTCGGCTGCCGGTTTTAGCAGGCAATTCGACTGTGTTTGCCTGCCCGACAAGCGCAATTGCGATTTGGGTATTGATATGCTCAATCATTGCCCGGAACGATTCACCCGCGCCCGACGTGGTTATTTGATGAAACGCAAAGTCCATCAAGTCGCTTGTCATAAGGTAATTATTTCTAACCACAGATTGCAGCGCTTCTTTGCCCGCTTGGATTTCCTCGTCGCTGGCGCCGTGTTCGATTGCGTGAATGATACCTTTTTGCTTTCGATTGAAATTAGCCCATTCGAAAATCATATCGCGCCGCAATATTTCGAGTTCGCCGATTGAGCCGAGCTGCCCGCCGATATTTGCGCTCGAACCTGCGATGAAATTCGAGCCTTCCAGCGTCGTTTCTTTGCCGTTACGCGTTGTTCGAGCCGATTCGGGCGATTCGGGCGATAATTTCGTTATGTCGATTTGCGACGCCAATGGCGTGATATTGCCTTCTTCGCCAATCCAAGCGAGTTCGACGGCAAAAAGTCCGAAAATTTGCTGTTCGACCGTCGCTTCGGCGAGCGTTTGAATTGCCTGACGTGTGCGCGAACGCGCTTCGTCGGCTTGTGCCTGCTTGTTTGGGTCGATGTGCGTTATCGCATAATCCCAGCTTGCCACGGCGGCTTTACGGCTATTGATTAGCCCTGCAATTCGCGGATTGACGACGGTAAACATCTTGAGCCAGCGATTCAGACGCGTTGTGTCGCGCTTGCCGTCTGATTGGCTAAGCATAAGCAAATGATTTGTGTAAGTGTTTAGCTCGGGGTATCTCATGGCGCCGCCTCCAGCATTTCGGTTAATTGATAAATTACGTCGATTGTAACGAGCGCAACGGGGGTTGAATCATAAACGTCGTCGAATTCGAACGCGGCGCCCCGGCACGCTTCGCCGAGTTCGTCCAAGATAACCCTGAACGCCCGCTCGCAAAGTTCGACGGCAAGCAATCGCTGTTCGCTCTTTTTTAGCGCATTTGCGCCGCAGAAAACGTAGAATTTGCCGGTAAGCACATCATAGGCGCCTTGCTCGGCAAAAGTGGCGCCAGGCTCGAAATAAAGCCAAATAAACGGCGACAGCGTCGGCATGTCGGTTACGCTTCCGGGTTGAATGTTGGCGGCTGGGCAGCCAAGCGTTTCCGCTGACGCTTTAAGCGCCGCAATCAGCATGTCTTGTATATCTCTAAGCGTCATCGAGCGCCTCCTCTCCGTATAAGCCGGCGATCCGCCCGACGCAAGAGCGCGAGCCATCGCGAACGGCTTTTATTTTGTGATTAACAAGGAATTTGAAAGCGTTTTCGTATTTATCGTTTAGCCGAGCAATGCTTTCCGGGGTCGGATTGCCGAGTTTATCGCTCGTCAGATATTCGACGATGAAAGCAAACGGCACAACGAGCCAGTTCAGCTCGACCGGACGCTCGTCTACGATTTCAATGCCGGTTTCGTCGCGAATAATTTCGAGCGCCTGCGATGCGACGTCATCGAAATTGTTGTCTTGTTCCAGATACGCGTAAATGGCGTCGGGAACAAATCTTTTGATTTCTGTTAGTTGAACCATGGCAAATTAATTGAAATTAAAAATAAGTGTCGTTAATTACGATTGGCTTTGTTAAGTTTTTCGAGCGCCTGCCAAGGCGCCGACGCTGCAATAGTTCGAATGCGCAAATCAATGAATCGGGCGCATCGTCGGCGCGGTTAGCCTTTTTGCCAGCAAAGGCAAATAGTTGCCGCAGGTATGTTTCGGTATCGGGCAACCCCTTTAATTTGGCGTTAAAACGAAATTTGCCTTCAGCCCAAGCTGACTGTGCATTTTTGGCGAGTTCATCGACGTTGAAGCGGCAATATTCGACGTTCGGCGCTGCGTTGCCGATGCTTCTGCTATATTCACGAACAAGGTTTGTCCATGTTGATTCTTGGCTTACGTTGCCGTCCCAGCCGAGCGCGCGGCATCGAAACGAATAAATCGAGAACACAGAACTAAGTAAATCGCGCGAACTCGAAAACGAATGGCAAAGCAAGTTATCGATGAAAAACAAATCTTCCGATGGACTGTAAAGCAGAACCGTTGCCGCCGTGGAGTCGCCTTTGCCGCGTTTAGCCAAATTGGGGTCGCAATACAGAACCCCGCGAGAGTCAGCGGGCAAATCGACGAACCATTCAAGCTGGTCGCGAGTGAAAATAAAGCCGTCGCCCGGCACTGGGTTTTGTTGAAAATCACCCTGCCATTCGCCTTCGTCGGCGGCTCCGCAACGCGCTTTGCACTCGTATTCGGTTTTTGCCGGAAAACGCTCGCGCCAAAGCGGTTTTCCATCGAAAGCCTTATGGACATGCACTCGCCAGTCGTGCGGCAATAAATCGTTTTCCGACGCGAATTTGAGCTTATTCAATGCGCAACGCTCGTCGAAATTATTGCCCAAAACAACGAGTGTTCCGTTTTCGGCAAGCGACGAACGAACCTCTTGTAGCATTTGCATTCTATGTTCGACCTGGTCGCTTCCGAGCGGCGAACGACGGGTTTCAATATCGTCGGCAAGGATTAGGCGCGGTCGCGACAATCCGAACGAAGCGCCCTTTGCCGAGCGTTTTTCGGAAAACGCAAGAATTTGCGCTATTTCGGAAGCGCCGCTGCGCAATTTGACTTTGATGACGATCTGCTCAGAATTGTTTTCCAAAAATTCAGGGTGAAAATCATACATTATGCGGGCGTCGCCGAGAAAGCGAGCGATGTCTTTGAGCATGTTTTCCGATTTTGTCAGCACTTCGCTCATAACGCCGCCGAAATGCAGCCTGCCGGTTAAAACAAGCCAGCAAAAAAACTTTTTCCAAGTCGCCGTCTTGGCGTGCTTGCGGGGTCCAAGAAAAATATCGACTCCGGGCATATTCCAAAACGCCAGCAATTCTTTGTGATAAGGCGCGGGCTTCGAAAAACCGTCGGAATAAACGCTCGGCGGAAAGTAGATTTCGTCGAACTTCCAAAAATTGCGGCTTGCCGCTTCCAATCGCTTTTGGCGCGCTGTTTCGGTCGATTCGGCTTCGCTCCACGGCGCATTCGACGCGATTGTGCGCTTCAATTCGGCGTCGCGCTCGAGTCCGGCGATAACGAGGTCTATTGTCGAGAATTCTTCCATCGCTCGTATTCCTCTTTGATGACTGTTATCACCCGCTCGTCTGTGGCGCCGGGTTCGTAGCGGCGAACAATGTCGGCAACTATTGCGGAATCGCCGCTTTTAATGTGCTTTGCAATTTTCGAATCCTGAATTGTTTTGTAAATCCTTGCAAGTTTGTCCAACGATGCGATCCGCTCGTCTGCCGGTAATTTATCGTCTGAGCCGAGCTGGGCAAGCGCAAACGCATACTGACTTTCTAAGATTTTATCGGGCGGTTGACCGAGCAACGTCGAGATATCGACAGATTTGCGTCGCGGCTTGGTTCGTGAATATTTGCCCGAACGAAAGCCTTCGATTGAACTACGGACTTGGTTGACTGTAACATTGAACAGCGCCGCCATTTCCGATAGTGTCGCCTTCGGGTATCTATCTTTGTATCTGCCGATTTTTTGCCTTAGAGCAAGCGTTATTGCTGGCGCTCTTTTCATTTTAATTCCATTGCTTTGTAAATAATTGCTTGAAGTTTACGAAGATCTTACGAAATTCTTCGAACTGCATTTTAACGACAAAAATATCAACGCCGCTCAAATCCGTTATAGCTGTCGTTTCGTCGCCGTCGCTGTAGGCATGCCCAATATAAGCCAAATCAACAACTGCGTCGACGTAAGATTTTGCGCCCGTTGTTTCGTTCTCGATTTCGATTTGAACATTTAAAAATCTGAATACGCTCATGCGCTTGTTTTTTGAATTTGAAAAACAATTCGAAGCAAAAATATTTCAATGCAAGTAAAATAATTGTCTATATACGCATATAGCCAACTTTTAAATATTGCGCCCGCTAATTTTGCTAAAAGATTTTAAAACGAAGTCGAAGGAAAGCCGAACATGGCAAAAACTTTCAAGGAATTGTTCGCAGATATTAAAGCCGCGCTCACAAACAACAAAGATGCGCTTGCGGCAATAGAACAGCAAGAAGCAAGGTACAAAGACGAGCCGCCCGCAGAGCCGACCCCGGCGTTGCCGACTTCGCAGCAAGGCGACGACAAAACGACCGCCGAGCTTAAGCAGCTTGTGCTAAAACTCTCGGAGGACAATAAGAAATTGGTCGAAATGCTGACAGAGCGCGACAAAAAGGAAAAAGAGCGCGAGGAAGCACTGCTGAAACAAGCTCAAAAAGAACTGAAAGAAAAAATCGACAAGGAAATGAAGGCGGCAAACGACGACGGACGCATTGCGCCGAAAAACGAGGAATTGAACAAGATTTTCAGGGCGCAATTCGAAAAAGACTTTGAATCAACAAAAAAAATTGTCGATTCGCTTACGAAAACCGTTACCACAAAAGAGGGCGAAGGCGCAAAAAAAGACGGCGATAACGATGCTCAGCTGATGACCGGACTCGGCAGCTCGCTCAAGCCTGAATTTGCAAGATACGTTCAGTCGGTTCCGGCAACAAACGAATAACATATTTTTAAAATTTAATCGGAGAAAAACATGGGTTTATTAGCGGCATTATCACGAATCAACAGCCCTTCGGGGCGCGGCAAACAAGCGCTCGGGCTTTTATTGCAACATTCGCCCTTTTTGCAGTTTATGGAAACGCACTCGGGGTGGGAGCTTGACGCAACAAAGTTCAACTGGCAGCCGGAAGATTTGTCGGCAAAAACGATTGCGGCACGAACGATAGGCGCCGGCGCTCAATCGGCTGCTCAAAATATCGCTATAACCGACTTAGTGGCAGACATTTTAGCGGCTTACAACGCTAATTTTGACGTTGACGCTTCTTATGTTGCAGATGTTGAGCGTAAACTTGCGAACATGGACGCTTACATGCTCAAAGAGCTTCGCAGGCGAATCAGACAGCTTGCAATTTACCTCGAAAACGAATGCTTCCTTGGCACGGGTAGCGACGGACGAATGAAAGGACTCAAGGTTATATTGGACGGCACGACAGCGCTGCCGGGTTACACGGGTGTAACGCGTGTCGAAGACGCTCAAATTATTACCGGCGGCTCTACGAAATCGTGCGATCTGACTGTTCGCACAAATGACGATAAATTTATCGGTCAGCTCAGGCATTGGATTTCGAAGGTTCCAGGCTGCGCCGGAATCCTGTGTTCGCCTGCGATGGGCGCTTTGCTCGATACGATTGCGCGAACAAAATATGCCGCAGGCGAAACGAGAGACTTATTTGGCAAACCGGTTACAACATTCAACGGAACGCCGATTGTGCCGGTTTTGGATACGTCGATTACAAACGACGAACCCGACAACACAACTCCGACAGCGCTAACAACAACGACATCGCTTTATTTAGTTGCGCCAGGCGAGGGGAGCCTTTCATTGGTAACTAACAGCGGATTGGAATATACTGATTTCGATTTGCAAGAAGGCAAGCAATCGAATCGCGAAAAGATGGAAATCCGGCTGAAGTGGAAAATTGAAGTTCCAGAGTCGGTGTTGCGAATTCGCAATTTCAAAATAGCATAAAATTGGGTTTTACAGGGACTGCTATTGCTCCGTTGTCGCCGCCCTGCGAAATGCAGGGCGGCATTCTCCTTGAATTAATTATTCACTATGACTTATCGCTAAAATGGATGGATGGATTGTTGCAATAATAGGAGCGCTACTGACGGCGATTTTCTCTGCAATGGGCTATTTGATTAAAAATCAAATCAAATCAATCAAGGATATTCTGCAGAATTTATTAACCGAAATGCAGTTGGTTCGCGAAATGCTTGCGCGCCAGGACGAGAAGAACAAAACCAACGACGAAGAGCACAGGGATATATACGTTCAAATCGAGCGCCACGCCAACCATTTGCAGCGGCACGAAAACGACATTACTGTTTTGAAAACAAAAGTTCATTAAGAGTCTGTTGAAAAAGTAATATTTATTCAAATTGTCATTCCTGCGCATGCAGGAATCTCTAAGCACGCCGTGGAAGAGGATTCCTGCATTCGCAGGAATGACACAGCAGAGACTTTATCAAAAGTTCATTAATCAAATTTAAAGGAATTTTATTATGTCAGACACAGCAAAAAAAATATGGGACTTTGTTGCGCGACACGCGACGTGGCTTGCTCTCGGTATGATAGCATTATTAATATTAAGTCCTGGGCTTGCCGAAATTAAAACCATATTGCTGATTGCCGCAATCGAGGCGCTTTCCATAGCATTGTCCGGCATTGCGCTATATGCCTTTACAAAAGTCGATTTCACAAAATACTTTGCCGGAGCCAATCCCGGGCTGATTTTCCTCGGCGTTCACATATGCGTCGGAATGTCGGTTTTGGGTGTATATTTGGTTCAATTCGGCTCTTAGCTGAGGAGGAAGTATGAAAAAAATCCTCGTTATATTCTTAATTCTTACATTTTCGGCACTTAATGCACAAGTTAAATTTCAATTGCCCTGCTCAAAACAATTGCTCGAAGCGTCTCATGATTCGGCTTTGGCACAAGTCGGAACGGTTGAATCAACAAACCGCAACGACGGAGCAAAAATCGAAGAGTATTTGCGCTCGGTCGGCAGAAATCGCGGCGACGCATACTGCGCTGCTGGTCAATACTGGTGCTTCTTTTCGGCATGTATTGATTTGAATTTGCCTCTTGCGGAAATTCCGATATTTCGGACTGGCTCTACAGTAGCGATGTTCAACAAAGCGCAAGCCGACGCCGCAAAAACCTCGTATTTACCTGCGCCAGACGATTTAATATTTTGGAAATACAACGGCAAAAATAGCGGACACGTTGAAAGAATAATCGAAGTAATGAAAGCGGGCTGGGTTAAAACCGTAGGCTTCAATACAAGTTCAGGCAATGCCGGTTCTCAAAGCGATGGCGGCGGGGTTTATTATCGCAAGCGCAATGTTTATCACGCTCTCGGTCGAATGGCGATTCGCGGCTTAATCGGGTTTAGAACATGAGGCGATTTATTTACATAGCGTATTTTGTTTTCCTGACCGGTTGCGCAACAGCGCCGGTCAGCCAAATTCATACTTTTATCAGGGATACAACTTATGTCGTTTTGCCGCCTGCGATTATCGATAGCGGCGCCGTGCAAACGGTTACGGATACTTTAGTTCAATACGTTCGAGTTCAAAACAACGATACAATTGTGGATATTCGATACTTGCCAATTGAGCGTCTTATCAAATACAAGGTTCAACCCGACACAATTCGGCTTACCGCTCGCGATACGCTCGTTAAATCGGAAGTAATTGAAAAAATTATCGAAACGACTATGTGGGAAAAATTCGTCATCGGCGCGCTCGGGGCGACAATTGCGCTTATTGCAATAGCGCTTACTGCGTTATGGAAAAAGAAAAACGGTTAAATATAATCAGAAAATCCCCCTTTTTTTTTGGTTAAGAGTCTGTTGAAATAGTAATATTTATTCAAATTGTCATTCCTGCGCATACAGGAATCCTCTTTCACGGCGTGTTTAGAGATTCCTGCATTCGCAGGAATGACACAGAAGAGACTTTTTCAACAGTCTCTTAAGAGGAAAATGGAAAAGGCTAAATAGATGTTTGTTCAAAAGGCAGAAATACAAAATGGCGAGATTCAATACGGAATACTCGGCAAAGTCAATGCGGATGACCTTTCTCCGAATATTGCCGACAAAAACCGTGTACACGTTCAGATGCTGCCGGTGGTAACGCTGACGTTCGAACACGGACTGGGCAAACGTCCGGCGGTAACGATAGTAGATAAAAGCGGTAACGAAATCGAAGGCGACATTAAATACATCGACGACAACAACATCGAAATCAATTTCCAATACCCAACTTTATTTGATTTATACATGAATTAAAAATGCAAGTATTAGCGCAAAAAAACTTTAACAGCATTCCATGCCTCGGTCTTGTCGCCGAACCTATGACAACCTCGCAACGCGATGCTATTGGCAGCCCCGCTGCGGGTCGTTTAATATTTTTAACCGATACGTCGCCGAACAAGCTGCAATATTATAACGGTTCGGTATGGATTGATATTCTTAGCTCGTATGCTGCGCTTGCATTTAAGCGAATTGTGCCAACGTCGGGCAATAATATTGACGCTGATTCGAACGAAGATGTATTAACGCTGACAAGCGTCGACGGCTCAATCTCTGCAGTTGGCAACAATACAACCGATACGCTTGACTTTAGGGTTAATCCAGCCAACTTGGCGCATCAATCGCTAAGTGGAGCGGGCAGCAATACTCACGCAAATATCGATACGCATATTGCCGATTCAAGTGTTCATTTTACTCAATCTTCGATAGACCACGGCTCGATTGCAGGGCTTTCCGACGACGACCACCCGCAATACATGAAAGCCGACGGCACACGGGCATTCACAGGGGCTGTGGCTGGCGTCTCGCCGACAAGCGGCAATCATTTGGCTACAAAGGCTTATGTTGATGCAAAAAGCGAAGGAAGAGACCCGAAAGACGCTGTCCGCGCGGCGACAACAGGCAATATTACGCTTTCGGGCTTGCTGACAATCGACGGAATAACGCTCGTCGCAGGCGACAGAGTATTAGTCAAGGCTCAGTCAACAGGTTCGCAAAACGGAATTTATGTTGCCGCAAGCGGCGCGTGGACTCGAGCGGAAGACGCAGACAGCAATGCAGAGGTTACGCAGGGTTTGTGGGTCTGCGTAACAGAAGGGACTCAAAACGCAGGCACAAGCTGGCTTTTGACAACGCCCGACCCGATAACGCTCGGCACGACGGCTTTAACTTTTGTTCAAATAAGCGGAGCCGGTACGGTCGAGGGCGAGAACGTCGATTCAACGGGCGCGGGCGTTTATAAGCAGCGCGTCGGAAATACTTTACAGTTCAGGAAAATCAAGGCTGCCTCTACAAAAGTAAGCGTTACGGAAAATACCGATACCGTTGATGTTGATATTAACGAATCAAATTTGACGCTCAACAATCAAAGCGGCACGCTGAATGTAAGCAAAGGCGGCACAGGACGCACTTCGCATACCGCAAGAATGCCGATTATCGGCGGCACGTCATCAACAGGCGCGCAACAGAGCGTTGCCGCCGGTTCCGCTTCAGGCCAGCCGCTCCTTTACAAAGGTTCATCGACAAATCCGGCTTTCGAAGCATTGGACATGGCAAACGCAAACGCCGTTACAGGCACATTGCCAATCACAAACGGCGGCACAGGCGCAACAACTGCAGCAGATGCCCGAACAGCTTTGAATGTTCCGGGCAAATACGCGGCAAATGTCGGCAACGGAAGCGCATTGTATTATGCGATAAATCACGCGCTCGGAACTCGCGATGTCGTTGTTCAGGTTTATCGCAACAGCTCGCCCTACGACGTAATTGACTGCGATATTGAAATTACAGACACAAATAACGTTACAGTGCGATTTGCGACCGCTCCGTCAACAAATCAATTTAGAGTCGTTGTAATTGGATAAAGTGAAAGTGAAGGGGAAAGTGAAGGGGAAAGTGAAAGTGAACGGGAAAGGGGATTTAAATGGCTAAAGAATTATTATCTGTACAGGATTTCAAGAATTTACCGCCGGTAAATTTCAGAATAGAAAATGTCGCCTCGCTGCCGACTGGGCTTGGAACGGGCGACGTTGGGCGTATCGTATATCTAACTACAAACAAAACATTGAATTACTGGGGCGGCACCGCATGGTCGGAGCTTGGCTCGAGCATCGGCGGATATAATTATTGGAATACTCTTGATTACAATTGCAGGTATGTTCACGCTTCGTTCGCCTCGCTCGGCGGACGGTTATATTCGACAATACAAGCGGCGATTGATGCCGCCGATTCCGGCGATTGCATCGTTGTTTTTCCCGGTACATATAACGAGCATCTAACAATCGGAAAAAGCTGTCAATTTGTGTTTCAGCCGGGAGCTATTATCCAGCCGACTACAGTAACTGCCGATGTCGTTGCGCTCGCTGCTGCGACGTCGATTTCCGTTAAGATGCTTGGAATGCCTATAATAATTAAGGGCAGCGGCTCTTATCACTGCCTCGCGGTCAATCAAAACTGCTCGTTATATGCTGAAAACTTAAAACTCTTAGATATTTCTTCGCAGGTTTATAATCAAGGGCTACGGCTTGCCGGTGGCGACTTATTCTTGAGCGGAGCAGATTTGTATTGCGGTTTTTTTGCCGACGGGGCATGCCGGATTAACATTGACGCCGGAGTTATACTGGGCGGCGTGCTGATTGACGCGACCAATGCCGATGGATTTGAGCATTATATTCATTGCAATTATATCGGTCGCATTGTTCATTGGAGTGGAATTATGCATATTCAATTCGTTGAGAGTCTGCATAATGATAGTGATAATGCTGCGGTAAATGTTAGTTCATCTGTATATACGAACGAATTGACGCTGATTGATGGCAAAATATTCAATCAGAAATATGGCGACGGCTCATTAATAAGAGTTGAGAATAATGGCAGGCTGCGAATGAAGCATGTCGAAGCGCGTTACGACGGCAAAAAAGACATGTGTATTATTGTGATTGACGCGACAGGTGTGTTTAACGCGTCGCATGTAATACTCGATAATTGCACGCTTGTCAACACGAGCGAAGAAGCTGTGTATAGCGTTGGAATCAATAGTAACGGCACGCTGAAAAATTGGGGGAGCGTCGCTAATTGCCCTGTTCATTCAAGTGTTCTATTCGGAACTAATTATTTTGTAGAAAAAATTATTGAAGACACAAGGGTAGAATAAATGGAAGCTATTGTAATTTTTTTGATTTTAAGCACAATTGCCAACTGGCGATTTATTTTTAAACTACATAGAAAGGTTCTGATAATGGACGAACAGCAAAACGAAATTCAAGAGCAAATCGACGCTATTGCGGCAAATTTGCTCGAAGCATCAGATGACATAACGTCATTAACAGACGAAGTCGCTTCGCTCAAAGAGCAGCTCGCAAATCTTCAATCCGACGACGGCAAAATTGCAATCAACGAAGTATTATCGATGCTGGCGCCGCTCGCCGAGCAATCGGCAGCGCTCGCGGCAAAATACACTCCGCCGAGTGAATAAATAGGAAAGGAGCTTGAAAAATGCCAACAACAACTGACAAAAAAATCATTCTAAACGGCACGCGGTTCGCATGGATACACGAAATCGCAGCCGGCGCAATAACAGAGCTTTGGAGGTTCGACAACCTGCAAAGTTCGATATTCAAGATACCTAAGCCCGGCTCGACTTCGTCATCGGGCGAGTATATCGACATCAATTGCGCCGACGGCACAATTTGGCGATTTCCGAAAAATACCCGATACCTATCGGGCATCGACGAAACCGACATCACGCCAGCCGACAGCTCGAGCGACGCCACGAGCAAGGGTGAAATAACGCTCGTTACAAACGAAGCGCCGATTGGCTCGAACTCGCACCCGGCATGGATTAAAGAGCTTAAAGCGAAAATGAGCTCGCTGTTTTTAATCACAATCGGCACAGGGTTTTCATACAAAGCGCAAACCGACGCGACGCTCAAAAAGCCAGATGGCTACGTGCATATGATTGGCAAGCTCAACAGCGACTTGGAACAATCGCTCACAAACAGCCCGCTTTCGACATCGCTGACTTTTGTGTCATACAAAAACAGCGGTTTGCTCGAAGCGGACTTGACTGCCGAAGGATTATTTACGGCAATCAATTGGAAGCTCGGCGGCTCCGGCAAGGACATTGCCGGAAACAAGCCCGCAGACATTATATCGGCAGACGCCCAAGCATTGCTTGCCGGCGACATTGTGATTGTGCCGAACATCGTTTATAGCTAATCGCCGCGATAATTCGAATAAATATCAGCCGCCAAGCTAAAAACTTGGCGGCTTGCGTAATAAGCAAATAACTCATCACTCATAATTCATAATTATTAATTCATAATTAAGCAAGTGCGCTTTTATCAAAGATATAGTTTCAATGAATACCTATTCGGCGCTCAAACCGTACTGTTCGTCGTTACTGATAATTACTCCGAGTTATTCCAGTCTGGCGGCACGGAAACCGATATATTTCTGCTCGATTCAAGTAAAAAGGATTTGAACACCGAAGAGGGAAGTTTCGCAATTGATGAACTTGGATTTTCCGTCAATCAGGCAGCTTGCTCGGTTGATGACGATTCGAATGCCTTGTTTTTTGCGCTCGAATGCAAGGAGCGCAATAACAGTCGCTATTGCGCAGTGTTTTTGCTCGGAGTTGGCGAAGAACCATCGATAGATAACATGGACTTTATCGGCAAACTGACTGACAAAGTATCGAGCGACGATATTGTTTGGCATTGCGGAGAATACGAAGCGGAAATCAATGCCGTTAGGGAATATAAGTTCACCGCGCTTTCGTTTGATATGTCGATGCTCGACGATTGCAAGCTCGAAGGCGATGTTTACAAAGTCGAGGGCGGTTCGGAAGTGCGCATTAATAATGTTTACGAAAGAATTACAGATACCGAAATCAATGAAATATTTGCACCGGCATCATTTTGTCATATTGATATATGCGAGATGAATGACACTCATGTATTAAAGCATTATTTTAAAAGACTTGGAAATCTTTATACGCTTTTGAATTTAATTCTAAGCAAGGCGACTGAAATAATCTACGAAACAACCGGCAATAACACGGTTTTCACGCTTGCCGAAAGCCCTCTCGGTATTCAGGGTTGCCCGGTTCGCTATCGGGACGCGTATAACAATCTTGTTCCGGGAGATCATTATTTTGACGGCAACCTCATTATCAACAACAATCTTGTCTATGACTTGTATTTGACCGATACGGAAACTGCGACAAAACGAGCGGTATTAATTAATTGGAAGCTTTTCAATCCCGCACTCGGGCATCCGGCTGGTACTGAAGAATCGGACTCGGAAGATAAACGCGACCTTAGAACGCAAATTTCAAACGAAAAAGAATTTTCTTTTAGAAAGTTCGAAAACGTATCCGAGCTGCTTTTTGCAATTGCTCGAGCATTCGGCTGTTATATTTTCCCCGCATATAGCGTGGTGGACGGCAATCTTGTGATTAGCCTACAATTTAAATCACGATCGGAATTGCTCGAGCCGGAAATAACCGAAATAATTTCCGCAACCGACGGCTCTATCGATACAAGCTCGGTTGTTTCTAAGGAAGTTCAGCAATATTATTCAACAGCCAATAATATTGCAGCCGACGGTTGCGATATAATAGGTTTTATTTCAGGCAGTAATCAATATCAACTTGGACCAACAAGGCAATTTGAAAAAAACGATAAATCGCGAAACAAAAACAAAGAAGATAACAACGAGGAACAACAGAGGTTGATTTTATCAACAAGCCCTACGTTATGTGGTTCAGCGCTTTACTTTCCACGCGCAAGCAAACTGCCGATGAATCTTTATACCGAAGGCAATAAGCCGCCGATGCTGTCTTATTTTATTGAGAGACTTCATAGCGCGATTTATATAAAAACCGAAATACCGGAAGCATGGCAGAATTATATTATACCGGACTTAATGTCGCCTCCGCCAAGTTTTGCCTATCGTCCCGTTGCCAAGGTTTACGCCCGCGTGGGCGGCGAAGCGCTGAAAGATTCTGCGGGCATTGACGGCGATACGCTTACCAATTACGTTAATGCCGTTATGGGGCGCGATAAACGGTATTACGAAACCGAGTATTCAATAACCGTGCCCTTTTGGAACGGTTTTCGTAAAATCATTGATGGCATTACCACAACTTCTTGGAAAAATCTGAAATTAGGCTCGCAGATATTGATCAAAGAAACTATTCGAAAATACGAAAACGGGCAATGGACAGACTACACAGACCCAGTCGGCAATTTATTCGCGGTCGTTTCAATCGAGCGCAACTATCAAAAACCCGAAACAAAAATTAAACTCTACCTATCCGAATGCTATGCCTACGGATTATACTACGAAGGCGAGGCATTGCCGGAAAGCGGCTCGCTTGTTATGCCGCCGGAACTAAGCGAATTTCTTGGACAGCCGGAATACCGGACTTTTACGGTTGCCGCGGGCGAAGCAATTGCCGAAGGCGACGCATTCATGTTGCTCGAAAACGGCACAATAATCAAAGCACGCAGCGAAAAGGAATATGCCGGCAAAACCGCCGGAATAGCAAAGCAGTCCGGCACGGGCGGCGATACGATAACGGGTCAGATTTCCGGTCGAGCGCAATCGAACAGCTATTCGTTTTCAAGCATCGGAAAGCAGGTGTTTGCCCGCACAAACGACAGCAGCTCGAACATTACGCAAACAATACTCGCCGAGCCGACAACCACGGAAGATATGATTATTTGCCTTGGAAGAGCTGATTCCGAGACAAGTTTTGTAATCGACATAAAAGAATTTCCATTTGAATCTGGAACATTGCCGGAAAGTTAAATTAATTGAAAATTGGAAATTGAGAATTGAGGAATATTTATGAAAGAAATTGCATTAAGATATTCGAATACGAAGCTAACCGATTTGACGTTTTCGGATACTGCCGAAAATCAAGAGTTATTTATGACATTAAATCTGACCGAGCCGGTTATTGCCACAACAGAAGAAACCGGCGTGTGCCTTACGGGCAGGAAATACAATCACTTGCTTTATAAACACAAAGAATTCGAAGTTGTTATTAGCAGCGACGAAATCGTGCGAGATTATTTAAACGATACACTTGAGTTTTTGCAAAATTTTTGGACTGCCCGATTTAAGTATGTCTCGTTTTTCAAATACTCAGCGTGGGGCAATTACGTGCAGGTTATGACCGAAGGCGGCAAGTTCCCGCTATCGAATGTCGACGACCTCCGCGACTTTCCGGAAGTATCTTTTAATTTAAGCTATGCAAATCCGGGGAATTAGGAATTAGGAATGATTGTTAACCATTTTCCCCCCCTTGACAAAGGGGGTAGGGGGATTTAAGATATGACTACATTCAACGGAGCAGCGGGCAAAATACACATAATGCCCATTAACAAGATTCGATTTAACTTTCAAAATTTCACTGATTTTGATTTTGAAATAACTGAAATCGAAGCTGAGTCAAGCTATAATATTTCGACAATTCAAAAACAAGACGGAAGAGGGTTAGCCCGCGTTCTCGGCGGTCAGGTTGAGATGCAGATATATGTTCCTTACAATTATTATAAGACTAATAACCTGATTTACTTGTTGGATAAGTACAAGAACAAACCCAAGGTCAATAGCTCTGATTCAACGGAGTGTTTTTGGGTAAGACTGACAATCGGAGGCGACGGCGCAATCAATCAAACTGATGCGTTGCTTTTGGTGCTAAACAATCTTTACGGCAACGTCGGAATTGCTTGGCAAATAGAATCGGTTGAATATAGACCGAGACTCATTGTATCAATCAACGCAATTTACAAGAATTACAACAATATACTTTGGGGTTAATAATGGATACCGAACAAAACGAAATACTTCACAAGCAAACGGATTTTACCAACAACGGCAAAACTTACCGCTACGACTTCAATATTTTGACTGTCGAACAGGTCGAACTTGCCCGCGAAGTCGGCGAATTCAAATACAATCAATCGCAAAACGAGCCTTCGGGATTTCGTCAGGTTGTCGACAGTGGCGGCGCAAAATGGTTGATTATCGCAATGAGCTACCTGCTTAGGCAAATCGACGCAAAGGGCGCTATTCTGCCATTTAATAAAACGAAAGCCGAAACCGATACGGAAGAATTTGTGCGAAATTTGCCTGTATCGCAATGGAATGAGCTAAGGGGGTGCGCCTCCGATTTTTTTACCGCTATCGGGAAGAATCAGATCGCATCGCAGATGCTGGTCGGCGAGCCGAAGAAAAGCGCAATCGAAATGTTGTTGCCGGCGCTGCGGATGATTATGCAAGGCAAATCGAACGCAACAGATTCATAGAACAGCAAGAGCGAATCTATAACGTTTGGCGTGAAGGAGAATTAGCCCGGCGGCTGTCCGATGCCAGAACCAAAATATGGTATTTGCCCGCAATCACCAAAAACGATGTTACAAAATTTGACCAGGCGCGCCGCTCTCTGTTTGTTGATGCAATGAAGTGCCTCGAGGCGCTGCTTAATTCCTTTTGATGCCCCTTTCCCCCTTTTGCAAAGGGGGCAGGGGGATTTTAATAATAAATCAATACTCAACCATGGCAAACAAAATCGAACTTCCGATAGAATTTCTTGCGAATTTAAAAACCGACAAGTCGCAGCTCGAACGTATTTCGAAAGAAATCGAAGCGATGTTAAGCAAAATCAGTCCAAACATTGATTTCGACAGTACGGAAATAAAGAATGGGCTTAAGCGGCTTGTTTCGTATTTAACTGAAGCCGAAGACGGCGCAAAGGATTTGGAGAAAATCCTTGCGTCGCTCGATGTCGATTTAGATGCCGACGATGCGAAAAAATCGCTGGCAGAAATCGAACAGTTGCTCGGCGAAATCGATAAAACCGATTTATCGGAACTTGAGAGAACATTTAATGCGCTCGACAGCGGCAAGCTCGACGAAAATATCGCAGAACTCGAAAAAGCCCTCGGCGGCATGGACGATGCGAAGTTCAATCAAGAAGTCGAAAAGCTCGCCGCGTCATTTCAAAAGGCACGGCAAGAAACAGTTGAAATGATTGAAAAGCAACGCGCCGCCCAGCAAGCCTTGAAAGCCGCCGGCAAGGAAGGCACGGAAGCATACAACAAAATTGAGCGCGAAATTGCCGATGCCGAAGCCGAACTCAAAAAAATGGGAGCAGCCACTGAGCAAACATCGTCGCAAGCCACATCGCTCGGCGATAAATTTGCAAAATTCGGTATGATTTCGATGGGTATTGAGCAAATAACTTCGTCGCTCAATCGGTTTCAAGAACCGTTCATTGAGCTTGACAAGCAAACCCGAAATATCGGCACGCTTGGAGTTAAGAATTTTAAGGAATTTGCCGACGCGGCAACGGAGCTTTCGAAAACCGTTCCGGACAGCGCCGCCGAAATTGCGCAAGGCGTTTATGACGCAATTTCGGCTGGCACAATCAAAGTCAAGGACGGCATGGCGGACGTCGCCGGCGGCATGACTTTCGTCGAAACCGCTTCGAAACTGGCGACGGCAGGCTTGACATCGACCAAAGACGCGGTTAATGGCTTGACATCCGTTATGAATGCTTATGGAGCCGAAGCCTCCGAAGCGGCAAAGTATTCAGATATTTTGTTTGGCGCCGTCAACGTCGGCAAAACAACAATTCCCGAACTAAATGCAAGTATGGCGCAAGTGGTTCCCGAGGCCGCAAAATTAAATATCTCGTTTACAAATGTAGCGGCTACGCTGGCGACCATGACCAAGCAGGGCGTGCCGACAGCTCAAGCCACAACACAGCTTCGCGCCGCCTTTGTCGAACTCCAAAAACCCGGCGCCGAATTGACGAAAGTATTGAATCAAGCGGGACTATCATACAAGAATCTTGAAACCGATGGTCCGCAGGAAACATTCCGAAAGCTCGCCCTTGCTATTGAAGCGACCGGCAAGCCGATGGCTCAGTTTTTCGGTTCAATCGAAGCCTCGTCGGCTGTTACGCTTTTAGCCGGTAAAAATGCGCAAATGGCAGCCGATGACCTTGCCGCCGTAGCCGGCGCGGTCGGTTCGACCGATGCCGCCTTTGCCGTTGCCAGCGAAGGCATTGGGGTGAAATCCAAAACGATGATGAACCAAATACAAGCGGGCTTTAACAGCATAATGGGTTCGCTCGGAACGGTTGGTCAAACGGCGCTATCGACTGCAACGCAAGTGGCGCCGCTAATTACTTCGTTTGCCGGACTTTCGAATTTAATTCCTACCGGAGCCGTTGCCAGAATTGGCGAACTTGGTAAAAGTTTGCTCGGAAAACTCGTGCCGGCGCTCGCTGGCGCAACTGCAGGTCAAGGGGCGCTCAATGCAGCGATGATGGTTAATCCTTATGTGCTGGCAATCGCAGGAGTGGCGGCATTGGCGGCGGGATTGTATTTTCTGTTCGACGCTTTGCATCAATCGGCAGCCGAACGCAAGGAAGAACTCGAAGCCGAAGACGCCTTGCTCGATAAACAAATCGAAACAAACAAAAAACAACAGGAAAAAATCGAAAAAAACAAGGAATTGGCGCGGCAATACGAAGAACTCGGCTCGAAAGTCAATCGAACAGCAGAGGAAGATGAAAAATACCGTGCCGTTCAAGTGGAAATCGCCAAAGCTATGCCGGGCGTGATTGACCGAACAAAGAGCTTTACAGACAACTTGGATGCGCTCAAGAATAAAGTCAGCGAGAGCGGCGACGAACTGAAGAAATTGCAGACCGACATGGATAATTTAAAAGATAAAAAAGCTGCAATTAAAATCGAAATCAATAAAGCTGATGCCGATATAGCCATGGAAGAAATGGACGATATGCTCACGTCGTTTTGGACCGGCAGAGACTTGCAGGCAACCAAAGGCATGAAACAATACGTCGAAGCCATGAAAAAAGCGAGCAGCGAAGCCGAGCTTGACGAGGTTGCGACCAACTTTAAAACTGCGATATTCCAAGGCAAAGAATTTACGAAATTGAGCACAGAAGAAAAGGCAAAATTTGCCGAGCTTGCCGATAAAATGCAAGGCTCGCTGAACGAAGCTCTTGTTGCCGACAAAGAGAGAAACGCAGCGCAAATGAAGAAATCGATCGACGATATGATTGCCGCCGGAACTGACGTCGATGACGCAAAATTTCAGGAAATTGCCAACGCAACGAAGTTGCCGATTGAGGAGGTTAAAAAATATTTCGACGAAGCCGGCGACGCTATCAAAAAGAAGAAACTCGGTGACGCTATCAAAAAATCAACCGAAATCGAAGGCAAAATCAAGAGCAGCAAGCAACTTCAAGATTTAGTCGAACAATACAATAAAGCAGGCGACGAAATCGAAAAGGCTAAAATCGGCGCTAAAATCAAAGCGATTGCGCCCGATGCGGTCGAAGCAGGCGACATAATCAAGGACGCCAACGGCGACGCAATGACAAGCTACAACGTTTTAACCGACAAGGTAAACGAAGCAGCCGATGCCGAACAGGCGCGATTGGCAGGCTTGAAAAGCCAAAACAACACGGAAATAATTCAGTCAATCGAAGCCGAGGGAGCCGCTTACGACAGCAATTTCGAAAAATTGCAGCAGCTTCAGGAACAAATCAATAATCCGGAAAACTCTGCACTGAAAGATCCCAATACAGAGGCTCTGCAAAAGCAATTCGATGAATTGAACAAAAAAGTAACTGCCTCGAAAGACAATATCATTGCTACCGGAGTCGAACTTAAGCAAAATGGCTTGGATACCGAAGAAATGTATGAGCAACTGGCAAAAAGCCTCGGCAAATCGCCCGAAGAAGTAAAAAAATTAGTGGCAGAGCAGGAAAAAAGCATCAAGGCAACAAAGGAGCAAACAGGTGAGGTAAAAACACTCGGGCAGCAGTGGGACGAAGCCCGCAAGCAGGCAAGCGAGGCGATGGCAAAAAATACGAGCGAATATGTGGCTATTATTGAAAAACGTCGCGAAATACTTAAAAAAAGCGAAAAGGATAGAACCGAAGCCGACAAAAATTACCTTGAAGAATCCAAGTCAACAATTGATAATATAACCAAAGAAACAAGAAAGTTAGCAGCCGCCGAAAAACAACGCGACAAAGACAGAGAGAAGGCATTAATTACAACCGGACAGAAAGAAGCCGAAAAAGGCAAAACCGCGCTTGAGCTTGCCAAACAGGATGCCGAAACCAAGGTGAAAAAGCTCGATATTGAGCAACAATATTATGAATACGTGCAAAAGGAATCGCTATTGACCGAGAGCCGAAAGGCAGATTCCTACGACGAACTCGTTATCAATCAAAAACAGCTCGAAACTATCAAATCGCAGCGTTTGGCTTGGATTGAAGCCCTGAAAGCCCGCAAACTCATAACCGAAGTTACCGACGCCGGCGAAATCGTGTTCAATGCTAAAATCAGCGAACCCGACAAAACAGAAATATTATCAGTTATTCAAGATTATAACGGCAAAATTCAAGACGAGCAATCGAAAATACAGGATTTGAAAATTAAGCTGAAAGCCGACGATATTGAGCTTCAGACAAAGCTCAAAGACCTTGAACAGCGCAAAATTGAATGGGAAATATCAATCGGAATCAAAAGCGAAAC